TGTCGTGCTGGGTCAATCCACATCACAAATGACCAAAAGCGAGCTGGCCGAGCTTCAGACGCTCATGGAGGCATTCGGCGCTGATAAGGGCGTGAAGTTCAGCGGGGGTGAGGAATGAAACGCAGCCTTTGCCCCCATTGCAAGCGCCGCCTAGAAGAAGGCCAGCGCATTCATGACCACTGCATTCAAGGCTATGCCGACGCACGACAAGCCAAAGCAGAGCGAGAGGAATGGAAGCGCAGCCGTGAAGCGATCAGGGCTGAGAAGGCTGAGACACGCCAGCGCAAGGAAGCGCTTAAGCGGATACCCGATTACATCAAGGAGGCACAAATTGCATTCAACGCTTTTATTAGGGCGCGTGACGCTGGCAAGCCTTGCATTTGTTGCGGTCAACCGCTGGGAACAGGCGAAGTGGGTGGCGCGTATGACTGCGGGCACTACAGGTCAACAGGAAGTGCGGCCCATCTCCGATTTCATGAGGACAACGCTCACGCCCAGCGCAAGGTTTGCAACCGCTGGGGCGCAGGCCGTGCTGTGGACTACCGCATTGGCCTTATTGCCCGCATTGGGCTGGAGGCTGTGGAAGCGCTGGAGTCAAGCAACCAGCCGCACAAGTGGACACGCGAAGAACTGAAAGAAATCACACAAACCTACCGACGCAAATTGAAGGAGCTACAGGGATGATTGAAACAAGCAACTTGGTATTTCCGGCGATTGAGCCAGCAGTGGCTAACGACCCAGTAAACCACCCCAAGCACTACACCAACCACCCGAGCGGCATTGAGTGCATTCAGATCACTGAACACATGGGCTTCAACCTTGGCAACGCCATTAAGTACGTCTGGCGCGCAGACCTGAAGGCAGACGCCATCGAGGATATGAAAAAAGCGGTTTGGTACATCCAGCGCGAGATTGCAAAGCGGGAGGCTGGCAATGCGTAAGAAGTGCAACCGCAAGGTTTACAAGCTGGTGAACCCTATTACCTACGCGATAGAGGGTGCCTGCATTGCAAGCGACGCCCACCTGAATCAACTCCGAGTGCGTGAACTGGCCGCGATTGAGGCCTTTCGCATCGGGCAAGCCACACAGCAAGAGTGGAGAGATTTGGCCGCAATGATGAACCTCTGCGAAAACATGGCAGTCGCTGGAATCGGTGGCGAAGCACTCCCAACGCTGAACGCAGCGCACCAGCACCTGATTGAAGCCGCCAAACGGTTTAAGGCAACAGGCCGCATGGGTCTGACCTTCACCGCTTTGCAGTGCCTGCGGGATGTGTACGAGTACCACGACCTGCAACGGCAGAGCATTCCGCGCTCTACCTACGAAAAGCACATCAAGGATGTGACCAACCGAATCACCAGCAAGTCGCCCGAGGTGACTGTGGCATTAGCCGCCTAAACCATCCCGCCCATACACCCGCATCAACCACTACTAAGCAAGGGGCAAGACATGTTGAAGAAGAACCAGCCGGTAAAGCTCTCCAAGCCGAACAGCACCATGCGCTTGGTGTACGACTCCATCAAAGACGGCAATCACTCGCTAGAGAAGATCAGGGTGGACACAAAGAAGTTCATCGGGCAAGTGAAAAGCGCGGTCTACAACCTGAGCCACATAGGGATGGTGAAGCCGGTTGATGTGAATGGGCGCACACACTGGTATCTACCTGACCAAGTGCCGCAGAGTGAGTTGGCATCTTCAGACATTTTCAAGGGTTGCCCTTCAATCTTTATGGTGAGCATTCATCAATGAAAAACGATATTTGTGTAACAAAACACGAGGTAACGCCCAAGGCTGGACGCCCCAAGAAGCCGCTAATTCCGACAGTGGGATGGAGGCCAAAGAGCAAGAAGGCGCGAGACAAGTTCTACGAGATGGGCGGCAGTCGGTGGCTAGATCGAATCATGGAGGGGCTGACGAAGTAACCGCTTTACCACTTTAGAGAATAGAGGGGCAGAGCGCAATCAACACCACGGACGCTTTTTAGCTAAGGGATTGTGGCTCTGCAACTTATGCGCCGATCATTCGCTGAAATACGGCAGCGCCCAACACGGCTAAATGTTGGGAATGACCCGAGCAATTCCCAATGCTCAACCGTTGAATGTGGAGAAGGGCAGAAGCGCAGCCGAAAGGTCAAGACCCAATGCGATTCATTGATATTTGTCCCTCGCCTCTGTCACTGGCGAAAGCGCAGAAAGTCATGCGGGGGATTTCTATCACGTAAGCCGCTTGTGTATCAATTCACGTTGATGCAGCTAAAGGACAGGCGGTTTACTTGATGGCTTCACTCCAGATAGAGCGCGTTGAGTTGCGTCACTACCGCATACGACTGGCGAGAGGGTGAGTCGTCAATTTATTAACCGTGAACACCCGTAAGGACTCACATGCAAGACAGGTTAGCCAAAACAATCCGCAAATGCAGCATTTTCCGCAATTGGCCGGATGAAGTAGCACAAGACATTGCGGCCCTTACTGTGCAAGTTGTGCCAGAGAAGCCAGAACATCATTTCGCATATTGCATGGGCGTGACAGCAACCGCAATGAGCATCTGCGACAACTACGCAGAGACAGGCCGCATCTTCTACAAGGACAAGCGCCCGTTCAAGTTGGGGCAAGAGATTGCACTTGAAGGGGTGGCGTGATGACCAACAGCAAACCAATCGAAAACTTCTTAGCCGATCACTTCAAAGCAGTGAAGGCCGCATATCACGATCAGTTTGAGCTAGTTCGCACACCTCAAGGCTATCAAGCACGCCACAAGGTAACAGGCCAGAGCTATCAAGCGCATAGTGCTGCGGCTGCTCCGTGGTGGAGGGCTGAGTGATGACCAAGCCAATCACAGTCGGAGAACTCCGCAAGCTTTTGGAGAGCTACCCGCAAGACTTGCCCGTTTACCTATCGTGGGAAGGGCAATACATCCCGTTTGACACTGCCGAGCGAATCACTGAAGAAGAGTTCACCGCAAACGATGAGAGATTCGTTTGTATCGGCGCTGATAGGTGGGATGTGTGATGGCATTCAATCAAGTCGCTGCTGATGCTGTGTGTGCGCTGCTAGAGGAAGGCAAGAGCCTCCGCGCTGCGTGTGTAGAGATATACGCCATTTATGACCCGATTAGCGGTGATGTGCGTTACATCGGCAAGGCAAAGAACTCTCTCACCCGTTTTAAACAGCACCTATCCAGCGACAGGAAAACGCCACTTTACGATTGGATTCGCAGTCTTTTGAGGCGAGGGCTTGTTCCAAAGTTATCGGTATTAATGTCCTCTTGGGATTGGGAGGCTTCCGAGGTTGAGGCTATTTCTCAATACCGATCAGACGGCTTTCGTTTGCTAAACATTGCAGATGGAGGAAACCAGCCATTTTGTCCTCGCAGCGTCAGGGCTGCAAATGGGGCCAGCAATGCGAAAAGGCTTCATGGTGATGCTAATAGAAAGCGCATATGGTGGCTAAAGCGGACGTTTGGCGACGCGCTGAAGCGTGGTCATCTTTCTGAAGAAATAAAAGGAAAGCTTAGGTATGCGGCGATAAAGAACCCCGAACTTTTCGGCGAATGGAGCGCTATTTAATCATGGCCTTTGACCAACAGAAAGCAGACGAAATCTGCATAGCCTTAGAGGATGGTCTAAGTCTGCGCAAAGCCGCTGAATCAGTGGGCGAATCAGCACGCACTATCCTCAACTGGACGCGATCAAATCCAGAGTTTTCTACACAATACGCGAGAAGCCGTGAGATTGGCTATCTGCAACTGGCAGACACCATCTTGAATATCTCCGATGAGTACGAGGTAGAGGTTAAGCACGATGGCGAGGATGTGCGCCTAGACCTTAGCCCGACAGCGATTGCCCGTAACCGCTTACGAGTGGACACCCGCAAGTGGATGCTCTCCAAGATGCTGCCCAAGATATACGGCGACAAGCTGGAGCTATCTGGCGACAAAGAGAACCCATTGCAGACAGTGACCCGCATTGAACTGGTTGCCATGCGCAAGGATGGCGAGTGAAGAAACCATTTATTGAGAGATTGGCCCCCAACTTCTGGAGGTGCCAAGCAGATTGCGGGAACTATGCGCGGGTTGCTCATGGTTCTACAGCCTACGAAGCATGGCATTGGGTTGTGTGGGGCGTTGGCCCATGACAGGCACAGTACAAATCGCAATCCCTGACAAGCTAAGGCCCGTATTTGATGGGCCTGCTGACGTTCGCGGTGCTTACGGTGGGCGAGGCTCAGGCAAAACACGCTCATTCGCCAAGCTGATAGCTATACGTGGCTACATGTACGGTAGCACCGGCACCAAGGGCCTATTGCTCTGTGCGCGTCAGTTCATGAACTCCTTGGCTGATTCCTCCCTTGAGGAACTGAAACGAGCCATTGAGGATGAGCCATTCCTGAAGGCCTATTACGACATAGGCCAAAACTACATCAAGAGCTTCGACGGAAATATAGAGTTCGCTTTCGTCGGGCTAGATCGCAACATTGCCTCTGTGAAGTCTAAGGGGCGCATTCTCATTTGTTGGATTGACGAAGCCGAGCCGGTGACGGACGAAGCGTTTAACACGCTCATTCCTACGCTGCGGGAAGAAGGCACAGATTGGAACGCTGAGTTGTGGGTGACATGGAACCCCAAGCGCAAGAAGGCCACGGTAGAAAAGCGGTTTCGATTCGCCAAAGACCCGCTAATCAAGGTTGTCGAGCTGAACTACACCGACAACCCCAAATTCCCCGCCAAGCTGGAGCGTGAGCGCTTGCGAGACTTGGAAGAACGCCCCGATCAGTACGAACACATCTGGGAAGGTGACTACGTTGGGGTAGTGGAGGGCGCTTACTACGCCAAGAGCATCATTCAAGCCAAAGCCGAGGGCAGGATAGGCAGAGTCGGCCCTGACCCATTGATGACGTTCCGCGCCTTCTGCGACATTGGGGGAACTGGTCAACGTGCGGACGCCTTCACTATATGGGTGGCTCAGTTCATCGGCAGAGAGCGGCGCGTTCTCAAGTATTACGAGGCTGTAGGTCAACCCGCCAAATCTCATTTTGAATGGCTACGTGAGAACGGCTACACCGGAGCCAATACAACCATCTGGCTACCCCATGACGGCGACACACAAGACAAGGTGTTTGACGTGTCCTACAAGAGCGCATTCGAGGGCGCAGGCTATCCAGTGGAAGTCGTGCCCAATCAAGGCAAGGGCGCGGCAATGCTTCGTGTCCGTGCTGCACAGCGCGTATTTCCCTCAATGTGGATTGATAAGGATGGCTGTGAAGCTGGCCTAGAGGCTATCGGCTGGTATCACGAAAAGCGAGATGGGAACCGCTCGATTGGTTTAGGCCCTGAACACGATTGGTCAAGTCACGGCGCTGATAGCTTCGGCTTGATGGCTGTCGTGTCTGAGGCTATGGGCGCTGCTTCGCCTGCTCAAAAGCCGATTGCGTATAAAAAGCGCTACGTCACATAATCCGACGAACGGTAGCAAATACTGCTTGCAATTGTTTGTTGTGGGCCTATAATTCATTCATCGCAACACACTAAGGGGAATGAAGATGGCAACAGCAGCAGAACAAATCAAAGCGCTTGAAATCAAGATTGCCCAGATTGAAAACAATCCATCTAGTGTGTGTGGTGGCGCTAAGGCCTACTACAGCGGCAATCAAACATTCTTGACACAAGCGGCGCAAAAGAAGGTTGACGCACTTAACGCCAAGCTAGACGCGCTGCTTGATTCTGTAGAGGCAGCATGAAAGGCGGCAAACAACCAGGCGCAGGACGCCCCCCAGCCGACAACCCCGCCCGACACATAGTCAAGGCGCGGCTGACTGACGAGCAAAAGGCAAAGTGGGATGAGCTAGGCGGTAGTCGCTGGGCAAAGCGCTTGCTGGATGAGGCTATTGAGCAAACAAGGGGGAAGTAATGAGAGTCATTGATTCTGACAAATTTCTATTTGCCATGAAGGAGATGGAAAAATCCATGTCCAAGAGCACAGACAACAACGCACTTAGCACGGTTTTTGATGAGGCCGTGCGTGTTGCTCTACACGCAGTGTCGGCTGCGGCAGAGGTTGCATCTGTGGAAATTAATCAGTCCGCGCAAGGAGCAAGAAATGAATGATCGTGAGCTATTGGAGAAAGCGGCTAAGGCTGCGGGGATTGATGTTCCAAAAAAGCTGAATAGCTGGCTTACTTATGGCGACAAATACGGCTTTCAGTGGTGGAACATGGATGGCACCAAAACAGAAAAGACGTTCAACCCCATGCACGACGACGGCGACGCGCTGCGGCTGGCTGTACGGCTAAAAATGTCTCTAAGTGTTGGAATCGCTCGGAGTGATGCGGGGGAGTTTTCTGATTTTTCCGACCCATGCGACTACGCCGCAACCCGCCGCGCCATAGTGAGAGCAGCAGCGGCTATCGGTGAGGCAATGCCTACATAAAGGCAGAGAAAGCGGTTCTAGCCACTGGCGACAGCTTCACAGCGCTGGCTTGCATTGCATCAGCAAGCATGGACTGAACGCGCTTCTTCAGCTTGCGCTTGGATAGCCGCTTAAGCCTGCTTGATGGCTCTTTGCCAGTTATACCGCTACAGAAATCAGATGGGAAGGTTTGAGCGCTCATAGAGCGAGTCTAGCCGCTTTACCACTTTTGACAATAGGCCCAACGCTGTGATAGCGCTGGAGAACCTATGTCGAAAATGGACGAAACAGAGCTGCTAGAGCTATTGCAGCGCAAAGAGAGTGCAGCCGGTCATTACGTGCATGGTGAGCTTGGAGACGCCCGTGAGAGGGCTATGCGCGCTTATCACCGCCTGCCATACGGCGATGAAAACGAGGGCTGGAGCAATGTTGTCGCCTCAGATGTAGCCGATAGCGTCGAGTGGGTTTTGCCAGCGATGCTCAATACCCTCACCAGCACTGATAAGGCTGTGGCGTTTGAGCCAACCAAGGCCAGTGAGGTAAAAGGCGCAGAGCAAGCAACGGACGCGGCCAATTACGTTTTCTACAAACAGAACAACGGCTTTTTGATACTTTATACAGCCATCAAGGACGCGCTCACAGTCAAGAACTGCGCGGTTCACTGGTTCAAAGAAACGCAAGAAGTCGTAAGCAGCCAGCCGTTTAAGAGCGCTTCTGAGGAAATGCTTGCGATGCTGCTGCAAGAAAGCGGCGGCGAGATTGAATATGCCAATCCTGAGCAGGCTATGGGGCCTGATGGCACTCCATTGGTCAACCCTATGCCCGATGGGATGGGCGGGGTCATATTGCAGCCTGTCACGCACTACACAGGCCGCATCAAGATCACAGAAAAGCGCACGATTTGCAAGGTCGAGGCCTTCAATCCGGCGCACTTGCTGATTGAGAAAGACTGGACTAGCCCACTCCTGCAAGACTGCCCATATGTGGCAAGGCTCAAGTACGTCTCAGCGTCTGACGTGAAGGCGATGGGCCTGAAAGCTACAGCCGACGAGTTGAAGGCCTCTGACGTAGAGGTGGACGCAGACGAAGACCGCCTAATGTCGGTTGACCGCCAAGACAGCGGCGCATTTTCCCGAGCAGACAACGAAGAAGCCGACGATATGGCTTTCGGATGGCTGCGTATTGAGTACGTGCTTGCTGATATGGACGGCGACGGTATTGCCGAACGCATCAAGGTAACGCGCCTACGTGACAAGATTCTGGACACTGAAGTCGTTTCTCACGTTCCCATTGCCACGACCTCGCCCGTACTGAATCCCCACCGTTGGGACGGTATGAGCATCGAAGACTTGGTGGGCGACATTCAGAAGCTGCACACCGAGATTCTGCGCGGCACTCTGGACAACCTGAAGCTGACGACCAACCCCCGCAAAAAGCTGCTCACAGACGCCAACGGCACGCCAATGGCGAACTTGGACGACCTGCTTGATAGCCGCATTGGTGGCATTGTGCGTATGCGCTCTGCCGATGCTGTAACCGAGGAAGTGACCAGCTTTGCCGGTGGCGCTGCTATGCCGATGCTGGAGTATGTGCAGGGTATGCGAGAGAACCGCACGGGCGTATCTCGTACTTCGATGGGCCTGAACCCCGACAGCCTGAACAACACCGCAACAGGCCGCCAGATCGACCAAACGGCAGCGATGCAGCGGATTGAACTGATAGCGCGCATCTTTGCCGAAACGCTGGTCAAACCCATTTTCCAAGGCATTTTGAAGCTGCTCACCGATGGCGAGATGCAAAAGCTTTCATTCAAGCTGCGTGACGAGTTTGTGGAGTACGACCCGCAAGAGTGGCGCGATCAGTACGACATGACGATTAACGTGGGCTTGGGTACTGGTGACAAGCAGATGCAATCGCAGATGCTGACCATGATCTACCAGATGCAACAGGCAGGCATGGGTATGGGCTTGTCTACCCCTGCGCACCTGTATCACACGCAATCCAAGATCATCGAAAACGCTGGGTTTAAGGATGTGCAGAACTTCATCCAAGACCCGAGCAAACAGCCGCCACAGCCTCCGAAGCCCGACCCCGCTATGCAGGTCGAGCAAATGAAGTTGCAAGCCTCTCAGCAACAGGCGCAGCAAAAGCTACAGGCCGATATGCAAATCGAGCAGGTACGCGCACAAGCCAAGCTGCAAGAAGTGCAGGCCAATCTCGAACTGCAAGCCGCTAACGATGCGCGAGACGCCGAACGTGAGCGCCAAAAGGCCGAATTTGCGCAGTTGATGGAGCAGCAAAAGATGCAGTTCGAGCAGTGGAAAGCCGAGCTAGACGCACGGACACGCATTGCTATTGCACAGATCAGCGCGCAAACCACTCTCAGCGCCGCGCAGTTCAAAGCAGCAGACGCCGCCGATGGTGGCAATTCATCCCCACCGACTAACGAAGGAGCCTTCCAGCCATGAGCACCCAAACCTTACGCAACGGTGTATCAACCACCGTCAATCTGCAACCTACTGAAACGCTGAAGGTCGTAGCAGTTACGGGCACTTACACCCTGCATGGCAAAGCTGGCTCAGTGGCTGGCACCATCATTGCAACGGCGGCAACAGGCGGCACCTACGGCCCCTATCCTGCGGCTGTCACCTTGCAGCTCACATCGAGCGCCCTGAGTGAAATCGACTTTGATTTCGGCACGGCTCCGGTGATTGAAAGCGATACGCCTGCGATGGTAAATACCAATCCTTTCACCGGGGGGGACGTACTGCTTCTGGGCGCTCGTTCGCTGCGACTCCCCCTCATCCTGTCAAGTGAAGACAGCGCAGATGCCGCAGCAAGAAATGCGTACTTGCTTCAGCTTGCAATGAACACAAAGGGGCGCTACGAGGTGTATTGCGACGGTGCGGCGCAAATCTCGTCGCAGCTTGTTATCGGCGGGAATACTGACATTGATTTTGCAGATGTTGAGCTAAAAGCCCGAGGCGCGATTGGTAGCCTGATTGTTACTTCGGCCTATTTGGACGCCGGAACTGTGGTGACAGTGGGCTGGACTGCTGGCATGACTTCGCCTGTTACGTGGGCAAATCATGGTTTTGTAGCTGGTGAGCATGTATGGCTAAACCGAGCAGATCAGCCGCAGTTTTGCGGAGTGTTTCGCATCGAGTCCGTGACTGATGCAAATACGTTTGTCATCCAGCTTATGCGCCTGCCTTCGGCTGCGGCCACGGGAACCATTGTCGGACGCCGAGCGCTTGAGAATTTGACAATCAAGAACATCGGCATCAACTACAACGCAGGAACCAATACCGGCACTGGCAACAACCTTCACGCTGTGGTCATTGCTGGTGTTTGGAATCTGACCGTCGAAAACGTCTACGGTAAAAACACACAAAAATACCTCGTTTGTGCTGGCGCGTTGTCACGCTACACATTCAAAAACATTGGTGGCGCTGTATTGAATAGCGACGTGCTGAAGGTTTACGGCCCCGCATTCGCTGGGGTCGTGGAGAGCATCTACGCAAGCAAGTCGGGTGACGATTTTGTGAGCTTCCAAACCCGCGAGCCTGCTGCATATGTGGCTTACGATTTCTGCCACGGCGACGTTTTGGGGGCATCTGTAAAGGGACTGAGCGGCACCTCGCTGACCGGCGCTTTCTTGCTCTATGCCTCGCCCTTTGGCCTCATTGATGGGGTGACGATTGACACCGCAACAGAGGCTATGGGCACATCAGTACCGCATTGCCGGATTGAAACGCTTTACCCTTCTGGCACAAGTGAAATCGGGACAGTGACGCTCTCCAATATTGCGTCGGCTGACCAAAAAACGCTGGTTTCTATTGGCAGCGGAGCAAACCCGATCATTGTCAAGAATCTTGTATTGCTGAACCCAGCAATGCGTTCATCTGCGAACTCGGGTCGATTGGTCAGTATCGGCGGGTCAAATGTGATTGCCGCCATCACGTCGATTGGTGGCTACATTTCAGGCGCTGATAACGCTATCAACTGCGGAAACAACACGGGGCGCGTCACATTTGCGCTGATTGGCACGCGCATGAATGTGAACTTTGCAACATTCCGCGCAAGTACCGCAGGGATTTTGGATGTGATCTTGCAAGGCGTGATCTTTGAAAACAACTTCGGTAGCCAGCTACTGAGCGCGGCGGCTGGCACTGGGATTTTGAGGATTTCAGCGAATGGCACGGTCAACGTGGCGGGAGGCGCTGCAACCTACTCAATGGGCGCTGGCTCTTCGCTGCGTCTTGGTGGTAACTGCGACATTCCGCTGGATGGTGCATTGCTTGATGCAACGGCTACCAACCACGCAGCAGGCGCAGGGTTCTACAACACCAATGCCGCATTTGGGGCGGGTGTTGGTTATTACGTCCGTGGTTCTACCACTTGGACACGCACAGCGGCCTAATCCCCTCAGCACGAAGAACCCTCTACGGAGGGTTTTTTTACGCCTGCACAACTCGCTTTACCAATTTAGACAATGCACACATGACAGATCGAACCGATGTGCAAACAGGCCGACAAGCCGCTGAAGTGCTGGAGAACCCAGCATATCAGGAGGCAATGCGCGTACTGCGTGAAGCGGTTGTGATGCAGTGGAAAGAGTGCCCCGTTCGTGACAAAGAGGGGGCGCTCCTTCTGCTTCAGTTGGCAAAGATTACAGACAAGTTTGAGGGCATTTTGGCCGGTTTGATTGAGCGCGGAAAGCTCGCACAGCACCATCTGGACATGGAAGCACTGCGAGATGAAAACGCACTGCAACGGGCCAAACGCAAGTATTTATAGGCTAGGCACTTAGCCATTTAGCGAACGCAGAGATGCGCCGCGCTCTACCCCTAGTGCCGAGGGGGTGGAACTTGACTGAAAGAAAACCATCATGGAAATCGGACACGCATCTGATGCACCCGAAGCCGGTGGGCTAAGTGAGCTTGCTTCTTTTCTGGACACTCCTGAAGAGGAATCCGCACAAGAAATTGAAGCACAAGAAACCGCCGACGAAACCACCGCCGAAAGCGACACGGTAGAGGAAGCAAACGACGGACAGGACGAAGCTGAAGCCGACGAGTCGCAAGACGAAGAAGCCGAAGCGGAAAAAGACACCGAGCCTGCACCCGAGCGTAAGGTGAAAGTCACCCTCAAAAATGAGGATGGCACAGAGGTTACTGAAGAAGTAGCCGAGACAGAACTCGTAAAAGGGTATCAGCGCCAAGCTGACTACACCCGCAAAACTCAGGCACTTGCAGAGCGTGAGACACAGGCGGTTGAGTTCCTCAAAACCAAGCACGACGAAGTGCGCAGCCACTACTTGCAACAGGCCGAGGTGACACGGGCGGCGGTTGTACAGATGGCTGGCATTAAGACCGAGGCAGAGATGGCGCAACTCGCCAACACTGACCCCGCTCAGTGGGTAGCTGAATCGCAGCGACAACAAGCAATCTCCAAGTATCTCCAGCAACTGGACAGCCAGATCGCAGGGGAAAAGCAAGCCGCTCAACAAGAGGCCGCGCAACGCCAGCAAATGGCGACGAAGCAGCTTTACGAGCGTGCATGGACTGAGTTGCAAAAAGACGGCATCGACAAGCCTGCGCTCTCCAAGATTTACGAGGGCGCAAACAAGGCTTACGGCTTCACACCTGAAGAACTGGGACAGGTCTATGACCCGCGCTTGGTTCGGATGATGAAAGACGCCCAAGCCTATCAAGCGCTGAAGGCACAGAAGTCCGAAGTGACCAAGAAGGTCACAGCCGCGCCCAAGCTGCCCACACGACAAGCATCACCCGCACAAGAACGCCAAGCCCAAGCAATGGAAAACAAATTCCGCTCAGGCAAGGCAAAGCTCAACGACCTAGCAGCGCTATTGCGCTAAGGAGATTTCATCATGGCAGTTCCATCCAACCTGTACCAAAAAGCCTCCCTCAAAGGCAACCGCGAAGACCTGATTGAAAAGATTTTCAACACTTCGCCCACCGAAACCCCGCTGACCTCCGCAATGGGCCGCGCCACTGCGGTGAGCGATTACCACGAATGGCAACGCGACGCCTTGGCCGCTGCTAACGCTGCGAACAAGATGATCGACGGTGACGACGCCACTTTGCAGGCTCAGACACCTACAGATCGCGTAGGCAACCACTTGCAAATCTTCAACGGCACAGTGGGCGTGTCTCGCCGTGCCAACATCGTGAAGAAGGCAGGCCGAGGCGCTGAAATGGCTTACCTCAAAGCCAAGAAGATGCTGGAATTGAAGCGCGACATGGAGGCTATGGTGTTGTCCGCACAGCCCGCAGTTGCTGCTACTACTTCCGTAGCTGGTCAATCCGCAGGTTTGGGCGCTCAGTTGTACCTGAACACCTCCCACGGTGCAGGCGGCTCTACAGCGTCTTGGACTTCTGGCGCACCTACTACCGCTCCAACAGCAGGTACAGGCCGCGCCTTCACGAAGACTCTGCTGGACACCGTTTGCCAGTCGATCTACTCCAGTTCCGGCGCTTTTGCCGAAATGGTGGTGGTGTCTCCCGCCCACAAGGTGACCTTCTCCGGCTTCACTGGTATCGCTGCTAACCGCCGCGACGTCAAGGGCAAAGAGCAGGGCGCTGTGATTGGTGGTGCTGACGTGTACGTGTCGGACTTCGGTTCTTTGACCATCGTTCCTCACTACCTGATGGTGGGTTCTACCAGCGCTTATGTGCTGAACACCGACTATCTGGACATGGCTTTCTTGGATGGCTTCAAAACCTCCGATTTGGCCAAGACCGGCGACAGCGAGAAAATCCTGATTACGGCTGACTGCGCCTTGACTGTGCGCGCCTCGGCTGCTCAGGGCAAGATCGCTGACCTCACGCCCTAATGGGTAACGGCTAGAGGCCGTAAAGCTCCGGTGGGGTGCGATGCCCCTCCAATTTCTTAACGTTGTGAAACGCTGGAGTACACGATGGCAGAGCCAATCGAATCATTCACAGTCAATGAAGGCTATGACCGCCACGGAGTGCATAAGGCCGTGACGTTTGAAGGCGATCAGGTGGTGACAAAGCTCACCTTTGATGCCGAACCCATGATTGAAGCGGCAAAAGCAGAGCGCACCGCTACAGCAGATCAGCGCTGGGGCGATGGCCGCAAGGTGGGAACTATCCCCATGCCGGTGCTAAACCAGATTTACGCCACACACGCAGGCCGTGAAGCGCGAGAAAAGGCCATTCTCGGCTGGCTGCGTATCAATACCGCTTTTGTCACGTTCGACAAGTTCCTGAAGACCTGAAATGACCTACAGCGAACTACAAACCAACGTTGCCAAGTATCTGCACCGCACAGATATTGCAGCGCTTGTGCCTAGCTTTATCGCTCTGGCAGAGGCTTACCTATTTCGTGAGCTGCAAGTCAAAGAACTGCAAATCTCTGTCACTGGCACCACAACGGACGAATATGCCGACCTCCCCGCAGACTTCGGCACCTTGTCCCGCCTGACGGCGACTATCGGTGGCCGTGAGTACAGCCTTGACTACAAAGCGCAGCCAGAGAGCGCACACCGCACATACCCCGATTCGTTCGCTCTGGAAAACAACAAACTGCGCATTTGGGGCGCTGGTACGGGGCAAGCCTACAAGCTCTATTACATCCCCGATGTGCTGCCCTTGAGTGCGTCAGTCCCGACCAATTGGCTCTTGGACAACGCAGCCGACTTGTATTTGTACGCCTCCGCATTGGAAGGTGCCAAGCATGTGCGCAATCAAGGCGAGATAGACAAGCTCACAGGCCAGATTCAGCCCTTGCTCGATAGCGTCAAACGCTTTGCAGATCGCCGCGCACAGCCGGTAACGGGTTCTATGCAGATGAAGCCGAGGCGCTAAATGGACAAGCTCTTAGGCTTCCTCCCTGATGTTGAAAGCACCACATCCGGCGCAATGCTGGACTGCACCAACCTTGTACCCACCGAGAACGGCATGGCGGCTGCAAAGTCTCCGCAAGTGCCTGTTGGTGTGTCGCCATTGGCTGCGGCTTGTATTGGTGCGGCTACCGTTACCAAGCTAGACGACACGCGCCGAGTGTTTGCGGGTACTGCCAGCAAGATTTATGAGTTAACCGGCTCAAGCTGGACGGATGTATCGGCAGGCACCTACACGGGCGGCGTTGATACGCGCTGGTGCTTTACGCAGTTTGGCAATGCCACACTAGCGGCGAACCTCTCAGACACCATACAGCGCTCTAACGGCTCCGGCGCATTCTCTGCTATCAGTGGCGCACCGAAAGCAAAGATCGTGTTTGCTGTGGGTTCGCAGGTCATGGCGCTCAATACCAACGATGGCGCTGTAAAGCCTAACGGCTGGCACTGCTCGGCATCGTTCAATGACACGGATTGGACGCCGAACGTCTCTACCTTGGCCGCTTCTGGTCAACTGGTGGACGCCGCAGGACAAATTACAGCAGGCGGCAGGCTAGGCGAGTACGCTGTGGCCTACAAAGAACGCGCAGTGCATATTGGCCAGTTTGTCGGCTCTCCGGCTGTGTGGGATTGGAAAGCTATCGCAGGCGCTGGCTGTGTCGGGCAGGATGCTTGGTGCGATATTGACGGCGCGCACTTCTTTGTCGGCCCTGATTCTTTCTGGCTGTTTGATGGCTCGCGCCCTGTGCCGATTGGCTCCGGTCAAGTGCGGCAATGGTTTTTCAACACCTCCAGCCCTGAACTGCGCTCACAAATTCAGTGCGTATATGACCGACAAAACGGCCATGTGTGGACGTTCTTCTCTACCAAGAGCAGCAAACCGCTAGACAAAGCGCTGATTTATCACGTTCCCACGAAGAAATGGGGACTGGTGAATATCGGTGTTGAGACTGCTATGAACTATGTAGCGGGTGGCGTCACGATTGACGGTCTTGATACGGTTTCGCCCACTATCGACGGTTTGTCGGCTTTCAGCTTCGATTCGCAATACTGGCTGACAGGTGGCCGCGCTTTGAGCGTGTTCAACGGCTCACACCAGTTGCAAACCCTGACAGGTGCGGCGGGTGAATCGGGCTTCACAACCGGTGACGCTGGCGACGATGACGTTTACTCGTTCTTGTCAAAAATCAGGCTTCGCTTTGCCCCTAGTAACAAGCCAAGCACCGCGCAAGTGCAAGTATTTGGCAAGGCAGAGGCGGGTGATTCGCTCACGGCTGGACCCACGGCAGTGATGGAGGACGGCAAGTTTGACGTGATGCAAAGCGCACGTTTCCACCGCGCATCCTTCTCGTTTACGGGCAATTGTGAGGTGATCGGCATAGGCGCAACCCTTACCGCAGAGGGGGGCTAATGAAAATCAACGTCAACCGACTCAATGGCGATGTTGAAACGCTGCGCATCTTGCGCGAGATTGCCGCACAACTCAATGCGTTGTCCGAGGGCAGCATTGCGGCGAACTACACCGCCCGACCCGCAGCGCCCACAGCTGGCACTTGGAACATTGGCGACAAGGTACGCAACAGCGCACCGGCAGAGCTAGGGCTAGTCGGCTCCAAGTACGTGATAGACGGCTGGATTTACACCGCTACCGGCTGGCTGCAACAAAGAACGCTCACAGGTAATTAGCCTTTACCACTTTCGACAATACGACTTAACGCAGTGATGCGCTGGAGGACAAAACATGGCAGGCGAATCGTGGACAGGTGGCAACCCATTCTTGGGCACCAATAACCCCTTCTTGCAGGGGCAAATCGACAGCGCGATGGGTGACATTACGCGCAATTACAACCTCGCAGTTAAGCCCAACACAGAGGCGGCAATGGCTAACTCTGGCAGCTTTGGCAACTCAGGTTTGCAACAGCTTCAGGGTGAACAGCAGCGACAGCTTGCGGCGACTCTGGGCAACACCGCAAACACCATGCGCATGCAGGACTACGGCCAGCAGCAGCAGATGTATCAGTGGGACCAAGGTTTTAACCGCGATGTGTTCAACGATGGCTTTGCGCAGAACCAGCAGAACCTGAGTAACTACATGGGCCTGACCAACCAAGCCAACGCTTTCAACCAGCAGGACATTGCGAATCAAACCGCCATGTACAACGCGCCCCTTGGCTATCAGCAAGCCTTCAGCGGCATGGCAAACGCAGCCGGTGGCGTGGGTGGCACTTCTGGAGCAAGTCAAACAGGCACAGGCTCTGCGCTCACTGGTGCGCTAGGCGGCTGGGGTCTTGGCTCCAGCTTCGCTAACTACTTCAACCCACAAAAGAGCGGGAGCTAAACATGGCAGATATGTGGAACATTGGCGGCGCTCTGTTGGGCGGCTTGTTGGGTGGTCAATCGGCCACACAAAGCACAACCCAATCACGCGACCCTTACCAACCCGCACAACCGTTTATCAATCAAACGATCAACAGCGGCATGGGCTTGCAGCAGCAATACCAAGCCCAACCCCTCAGCCTCGGGCAGATCGGGGCGTATGCGAACTCTCAGGGCCTGACAGACGGTTTCCGCGCTCAGGCTACCGACCTTGTAGGCCAGATGAACAACATGCGCCAGTTTGATCGCAACAACCCGACGCAACGGGCTACGCAATTCAATTTCAATAGCGCACCTGATACGTCTGTACAGTCGATGCGAACCACCATCAATTCGCTACCCCAAGCCAGCCAGCTTGATTTAGGTCGGCGCATTGTGGAAGGTGGTCTATTGGGAAATTCTCAGCCCTCCGGTAGCAGCCGCTATACCGATGAGGGCACACCTTGGGGCGGCATTGGAACCGGCAACCTGACCGACTCTATCAACGGGCAGGCAATGCAGACATTCAAGGACATTGCGCCATTCAGTGCGGTGGCTGGTGGCCTTGCCGCGCTGTATCAGAAGCACCAAGCACAACAGGAAGCACTCGCAGCAGCTAACGCAGCGGCAGACCCTATCGCTCATTTGAACGACGTACAGGGCTGGACAAGCAGCGGCAGGGGCGCAGGCTCCTACTTCGGCGGCGGCTATGACGGCAGCGGCTTTGCTGGCTTGGGTCATTCGGGCTATGGAAACACCGGCTATGGCGACAGCAATGTAAGCGCCGGCAGCATCAGCGAGAACTAATCATGGCAGGACTACTAGACGCATTTGGCGACGACAACACCCGCTTTTCGTTGGGTTTGCTGGCAGCAGCAGGGCCGCGCTTTGACGGTGCTAACGATGGGCAGCGCATCCAAGAAGCCTTGATGGGCATGGATGCGTACAAGCAGAACAAACAGCGCTCCAAGCTCCAACAGATGCAAATGGAGGCGTATCAGGCACAGGCAGAGCGCGTAAAGGCTCAAACAGCCCAAGAGCTAGCGGCACAAGCAGAGGCGCAGCGCGTGAATGGACTTTTGCGCAATGCTGGCCGTGTTCCTGCGGGTATGGGTGCGGGGCTTTCCCCTGATGTTTTGGGTGGCTTGCCGCCTGAGATGCAGACAGGCACAGCCGTTCCCGCTTTGCGAAGTGGTGGCGCTATTGATTTTCAGTCGCTGTATCAGCAGGGAGTGCCATTTGAGCGCCTGAAGTCACTGGCAGAAACAAGCAACCTCGGAAAGCAAGAGGTGAAGGACTGGCAAGACATTGAAGGCGCTGGCGGCGCAAAGATTCGCCAAGGCTTTGACCGCTTTGGTCAACCTGTGGGCACTGGCGTAAATGGCTACGTTGCACCGGTTCAGGTCAACCAAGGCGACAAGGTTTCATTTGTCAAACCAAGTGCAGGCGTTACTTTGCCGGTTGGTATGTCTCCATCTGAGCGCGATTCTTCTGCGCGTGGCTGGGCCGGTGTTCGGCAGGCTGGTGAGCGCATCGCAATGGACAGGGACAAATTAACCAATCCCCGCGCCACTGGCCCAATGTCTGTAACGCTACAAAAGGAATTGATCGAGAGCGATGACACGGCGCAGACAAGCAAGTCTGTAATTTCTTCGCTGCAACGCGCCAAGGCAATCAACGAAGCCGCCTATTCTGGCTGGGGTGCATCTACTCGCGCCAAGATTGTTAGCAACGTTGGCTCATCTGATGGCGCTGATGCGACCGTGGAACTAGACAACATCCTGACAGGCCAAGGCTTGGAGCAGATGAAAGCCATCTTTGGCGCAGCACCTACCGAGGGTGAGCGCAAGATTCTGATGGATATGCAAGCTAGCTCGGACAAGACGCCCAAGCAGCGTGAAGCCATCTTAGATCGCGCCATTTCTGCGGCAGAGCGCCGTGCAACTTATGCGCAGAGCAAGGCGGGTGCTATTCGTGGCGGCACGTATCTGACGGATGGCGTCCCTCAAGTCGCTTCTCCAGCCGCACAAACTCCACCAGCGGGAAAAACGGTGGTGAAAAGCGGGACTTACCAAGGCCGCAAGGTCGTTCAATATTCTGATGGGACTACCGGCTATGCAGATTGACCCAAAGATGGTGAAGTGGGACGACGAACCCACAACCGGCGCTCCTAATCCTGCAATGGTGAAGTGGGATGAGCCTGCAAAGCCTAAAGGCGAGATTTCCCGCACTGAAAAAGTGATGCGGGGCATCAAAGACCCGATTGACGGCGGCGCGCAGTTGCTGACAAACATTTTGCCTCGTAGTGTGGTGGATGTTGGCAACAGCGTGAATAACTGGATTGCCGACAAAACGGGGCTAGTCGCCAAGTTGCCAGAATCTGGAATGAATGGCCTCATTGCACAGCAAGAGGCAGACTACCAGGCTAAACGCAAGGCCGCGGGGGAGTCTGGTTTTGATGGCTATCGAACCCTTGGCAACGTAGCCAGCCCTGCAAACGTAGCGATTGCGGCTAGGGCTCCTGCTGCTGCGTCTTTTGGCCTTCGGATGGCCGCTGGCGCTGGTGGGGGAGCGGCTTCTGCCTTGCTGAATCCGGTAGTTGGTGGCGACTATTGGGCAGAAAAGACAAAGCAAGTCGGAGTTGGTGCAATCGGTGGTGCAGCAGTTCCCGCTATCACTAGCGGCATTGCACGGGTTATTTCTCCCAATGCTTCTGTGAATCCGCAGGTTCAGGCGTTGCGCGCTGAAGGTGTTCGCCCCACTATCGGGCAGGCACTGGGTGGCACTGCTAACCGCATTGAGGAAAAGTTGCAAAGCGTTCCTATCGTGGGCGACGCAATCCAGTACGCACGACAGGCAGCAGGCGCAGATTTGAACAGGGCGGCTACCAATCGGGCGCTAGCACCTATCGGTCAAGAGCTACCCGTAGGCGTTACTGGCAATGATGCGGTGCTTTTTGCACGGCGCGCACTTGGCGACGCCTACGACAGTCTTTTGCCGCGAATGGCAGTGCAGCAAGATCAGCCATACCGTCAGGCGGTTACGGGCCTTCGCCAAATGGTCAACACTGGCGCAATCAGCACCAACGCGCCTCGGCAGTTCAATCGCTTTATGGCGAATGAAGTGGAGCCACTTTTTCAAGGCCAGCAGGCGATGACCGGCGAAACCTTTAAGCGACTGCAAAGCAAGGTCACGGAGCAGATTCAGCGCACCAGCGCATCTACCAATGCAGATGAGCGTTTGCTTGGTGATGCGTATCGCGAACTAGGCGACCAGCTCAATCAGCTATCGGTACGCTCCAATCCAGCGATTGGGCAAGACCTTGCGGCGATTAATCGCGGCTGGGCAAACTTCAAGCGCGTACAGAAAGCGGCTTCTTCGGTGGCGGCAGAGGATGGAGTATTCAACCCTGCGCAACTGCATAACGCAGTGAAGGCGGCAGATCGCTCCAAGGATAAGGCGCGATTTGCTGAAGGCAACGCCCTGATGCAAGACCTTAGTGCGGCAGGCAAGAACATCCTGAACAACAAAGTCCCAAACAGCGGCACGGTTGACCGCCTGTTGCTTGGTGGTGGTGCGCTTGGCTCTGGCTTGCTGAATCCGCTTATTCCGGCTGGCTTGCTTACTGGTGCAGCGCTCTATTCACGCCCGATTCAGGGACTTTTGAGCGGAGCGGTAGCAGCGCGACCAGAAGCGGCCCAAGGCGCGGCCCAAATGCTCAGGCAAGCCGCACCCGCGCTTATCCCTAGCGGCGCGCAGATGGGTCTTGGTCTTCTGAATTAACCAAGCCCATACGGGGATGGCTGCTCCAGTGATCGCGCCGCGAATCATTTGGTCTTCAGTCATCCCCCAATCCTATCCCGCTTTACCAATTCTGACAATTCACCCAACGCAGCGAATGCGCCGGAGAATTTATGCCCATAGCAACCTCAATCGCAGATCTATCGACCACGGCGGGTAGTAACTACCCCTCCGGCTCTGATAGTCCATCTACGCTGGATGACGTAATCCGCAACTATGGCGCATTCATTGCCCTCTTGCGCGATGGTCTAGGCTCTTTCACCTCCGGCACAAAGCTGGCGTTTCCTCAAGCGGCAGCGCCTACCGGATGGGTGCAGATCACGGATGACACGGCAGACAACCGGATGCTTCGCGTTGTTAAAACCGCAGGCGGTGGCGTAGCGGGTTCACACAGCCCGATTCTGAACAACGTAGTGCCAAGCCACACGCACACGTTCACAACAGACACAAAGAACTTAGAGCACACCCACAGCGACAGCGGCCACAACCACCCAGTACCCGCGAACTCTGGCGGCTATACGGGGACTGACGCACCTCTAGGGCGCGGTCTTCATGCTGCATCAACGCAATTGACAGACATTGGCTTTGCACAGCTTGGCGGTATGAGCCAAAACGTCACGCACAACCACTCGGGCACCACGGCTGCAAACGGCTCGGCTAGCAATTGGACACCCCGATATATCGACATGATCGTGTGCCAAAAATCATGATTGATACCGTCCTAACCTGTCCCCTCGGGTCGAAGTGCGAAGAAGCCAAGGACGGCAAGATTCACCGTTGCGCATGGTTTATCAAGCTGGCTGGCACCAACCCCAACACAGGCGCACAGGTGGACGAAAACGGATGCGCTATGGCTTGGATGCCTGTGCTGCTGGTCGAAAACTCCAACCAACAGCGGGGCACTTCGGCAGCGGTTGAATCGTTCCGCAATGAGATGGTGAATCAAAACACCTTATTGCTAGGCCGATCATGAACTACCAAGACCTCATCAACATAGCCGCTGGAACGGTCATCGCAATCGGTGGCTGGTTCGCTCGGCAACTCTGGGACGCTGTAAAGAGCCTGCAATCAGACCTCTCCGCACTTCGGGAAGAAATCGCAAAAGACTACACAAGGCGCGACGACTTCAAGGAGTTTGCCAGCGAGATTCGGCAGATGTTCCGCGAGATTTCCGACAAGCTGGACAAGAAGGCTGACAAATGAGCGCCTTGCTTACCTTCCTTGGCGGGTCTGTTTTCCGCATGTTGTGGGGCGAGATTTCCTCGTTCATCAACAAAAAGCAGGACAACGCGCACGAACTGGAAATGCTGCGCTTGCAGTCTGAGCTAGACGATGCGGCGCACAAGCGAACCCTTGAACAACTCAATCTGCAAGCCTCGCTAGGTGTCCGCACCATCGAGGTGCAGAAAGATGCAGACGTGGCAAGGGCCGAGGCTGATGCCTTCAGCGTGGCAATGTCCAACGCCTTCAAGCCTACGGGCTTTGTCTTGGTGGATGTGTGGAACGGCGTTATCCGACCATCGGCGGCAACCATCGTGCTAGTTCTCTGGTCGGCAAAGCTGGCAGGGCAGGGCTTCGTGATGGACGGATGGGACAAGGAGATTTCGGGCGTAGTGCTTGGCTTCTTCTTCGCTGATCGCACGTTAGGAAAGCGCTGGAAATGAAGCCCTTGCTAGACCTCATCAAACAGTTTGAGGGCTGCAAGTTAACCCCTTATATCTGCCCTGCTGGTGTCTTAACGGTGGGGTGGGGCGCTACCGGCGCAGGGGTGAATCTGGGTGAAGTGTGGACGCAGGAACAGGCTGATAAGCGCCTTGAGTCTGACGCGCTGAAGGCTGTACGGCAGACGCTTGCCCTATGCCCGAACCTCTCAGGCAATCGCTTGTATGCCGTGGCTGATTTCACTTTCAACCTTGGGGCGGGGCGCTTGAAGGCATCCACCCTGCGCAAACGCATCAACGCCGAGCAGTGGGAGCTAGTACCCGCTGAACTGCGCAAATGGGTAAACGGTGGGGGTAAGAAATTGCCCGGACTTGTCAAACGGCGAGAGGCCGAAATCTCACTCTTGTAGGAGGTGATATGCGTATCTTTTTGATGACCATGCTTCTCTCGTTCTCGGCTACAGCCCAGACCCCGCCCGTAGAGGTTGCAGCCTTCTGCGACAAGGGAAACATTTTGATAGCAGTCGCAGCGCATCAGGCGGGGCTCTACAAGTTCGCCATTCCTAAGAACTTTTGCGGGGTGGATGCATGAAAACAACCCCCGAGCATGTAGAGGAATTCGCGCTCTACATCGCAGAGTTTCAGAACCTGCTCAATCTCAGAGACTGGCGCATAGAGCCGTCTGGAAAGCCTGCCAGCAAGGGCGCTATGGCCGAGGTGGGCATATCTCTGGATGACCGTCTAGCAGTCTGGAGCCTTGGGAAAGATTGGGGAAACATGCCCATCACCTCCAAGACCTTGCGAGAAACCGCCCTACATGAGGTTTTGCACATCTTCATGAAGCCGCTGATTGATTCAGCCATGCAGCGAGACGAATCAGCTATTGCAACTCTCGAGCATTCCGCAATCGTGGTGCTCGAGAAGCTGCTTTCACAGGTGAACCAATGAACTACCAAGACCTGACCCAATACGCCACTGTTCGACAGCTTGAGTATTTGGAGGCGCTAGAACAGCACGGCACGATTCGGAAGGCTGCAAAGGCTCTCGGATGCGCAAAGGGCACGATCACTGACGGGCTGAAAAGCCTCAGAAAGAAGGCGGCATTGCGAGAGCCGCAAATGCACGATTACTCCAAGACGGTGCCGGATGGCTTCGCGATAACGGGAGTCTCCCAATATCTGACAGAAGAGCGCAAGTGGGTAAAGACCAGCCGTGACGCAGAGAGGCAAGCGGAGATGATGCGGGAAATGATCGACGCCATGTGCCGAGACGTTCCCAAATTGGGTACGGTCATACCCCCAGAGGGTACAAGTTCCAAGCTGCTGAACGTGATTCCTATGGGTGACCCACATCACGGCCTGTACGCATGGGCGGCTGAGTCGGGCGACGATTTTGATAGCGACATTGCCCGAAGGCTGACGCTCGGCGCGGTTGATCGCTTGATGGCGGCGGCTCCCAATGCGGAAACCTGCATCATTCTCCCGCTGGGTGACGTTTTCCACGCCAACGACCAAAGTAACGTGACGCCGGGGCACAAGCACCAGTTAGACGTTGATTCGCGCTTTGTGAAGGTGTTGGGGATTGGGATTGAAACCTACCGGTACGCAGTCATCAAGGCACTGGAAAAGCACAAGAGCGTGATTGTCCGCTTTGTGTCTGGCAACCACGACCCGCAAGCAGTGTGGGCGCTGGCCTTCACCATTCAGGCGTATTTTGCGGATAACCCTCGGGTAACGGTTGACCTGTCACCGTCTAAGTTCTGGTTTCACGAATTTGGAAATGTGCTGATTGGCGCAACCCACGGCGACACGGTGAAGCATGAAGCGCTCTTGGGTGTGATGGCATGCGACAGGGCGCAAGCATGGGGGCGCACGAAGCACCGCTACTGGTACACCGGCCACGTCCACCACAAGAGCGTGAAAGAGTTTCCCGGCGTTGTGTGCGAGTCGTTCCGCACACTAGCGGCAAAGGATGCCTATGCAGCGGGGCACGGCTACAGGGCAGGGCGCGATATGCAGTGCATCACGCACCACATTGAGCATGGAGAGATCGAGAGACACAGATGCGATGTTGGAATGATCGAGGCATGATGCAATCTCCCGCGCAGGGATTCAAATCCAAGCCTACCGCCAATCATGGCATAAATCATGGCATTTCTGAAAAACAGCATTGATTCATATAGGTTTTTGGCTCCCTCCTTCTCCTCCAGTTATTGTTCAAGCCAGTATTGATAAGCCCCAATCCTCCCAAGGAAAGGGGCTTTTTCATTGGGGCAGTGGTTCATAATCGTTCGCTTTAGTACAGCGCGATACCATGCCAGCCAGCCGCCAAGTATGGTATTTCGCATGGTACGGACTCAAGGCGATACCATGACTCTTACCGTAAAAGCTGTTGAAGCAGCCAAACCCAAGGACAAGCCCTACAAGCTCACAGACGGCGCGGGGCTGTACCTGTTCGTGTCTCCCGCTGGTGGCAAGAGTTGGAGGGCGAACTACACCAAGGCTGGAAAGCAGGCCACGCGCACCTATGGCCGCTATCCTGAAATGAGCCTTGCCGATGCCCGTAAAGCGCATTTGGGGGCAAAGGAAGTGCAGCCGGTCAAGGTGGTGACGTTTGAAGCCGTGGCGCGTGATTGGCTCCAATTGAAGCTGCCCACTCTATCTAATGGGAAGCATCAGATTCAGGTCGTAAACAGCTTGGAGCGCTTTGTTTTCCCGCGTATAGGCAATGCATCAATCACAGCCCTGACGCGCTCTGAGCTTGTTTCTGTGGTGCAGGCGGTGCAGGCTACGGGCGTGAACGAAACCGCGCATAGAGTGGCGGGGCGTATTGGCATGGTGTTTGATTACGCGCTAGACGCTGGCATATTGGAAAACCATCCGGCATCCAATCTGGTGCGGGTGCTCCAGGCGCGAAAGACTAAAGCGCCGATGGCGTCAATCCCTCCCGATGAGGCGGGGGCGCTACTCCGGCAGATTAAGGACTACGACGAGCCGGTGACGCGCTTGGGCTTGCAGTTTCTGGCGCATGTGTTCGTGCGACCTACTGAGCTACGGCTTATGGAGTGGGGTGAATTAAAAGAAGGTGGCACTGTCTGGGTGATTCCAGAAGAGCGAATGAAGATGGGAAAACCGCATGTGGTTCCCCTGAGTGACGCAGCCCAAAATATTTTGAAAGGGCTGGAATTGATAAACGGGGATAAGCAATTCGTGCTGGCTTCCCCGTTAAAGCCTAAATCACCGATTAGCGAAAACACGCTACTTTTTGCCCTGTACCGCTTGGGCTACCGTGGCCGTATGACTGCGCACGGCTTCAGGGCGCTGGCGTCTACCGTCTTGAACGAGCATTCAGGGTTTGCTCATGACGTGATAGAGCGCCAGCTTTCCCACAAGGAAACGGATGAAGTTCGCGCAGCGTACAACCGTGCGCAGTACCTACCTAAGAGGCGGGAGTTGATGACGTGGTGGGCAAATTGGCTACAAACGCAAGCAGATCAGCAACCCGCCAGCGAGTAGCGCCGCCGAACTTTACAGGGGCGGGTGCTTCGCCTTTCTTGACGTTGTTCCATAGCGTCGTTCTTCCGATGCCCAACAGCTTTGCGGCTTCCTTATCGCGCATCAATACTTTCTCGGTCATTTGCTCTCTCCTTGTTGCTGCTCGTATGCCTTCTGCTGTTCATCGCTTGGCTTCTTGCCGAAGATGCGCTTAAAGGCTTTGCTGAATGCTTCGTGATTTGTCGGGCGCTGCTTGTCGCCCTTGCCGCCGTCACTTGCCATGTGTAAAACTCCTTGATTCAAAACCCGTATCAACAAAGTGCAATCCGCAATTGCTGCATTTGCTCAGGTTTGCCGTGAAGATGAATTGACTATCGTTTTGCGGGTGATACTCAAAGCGCTTTTTCTCCACAGCTTCCCAATCAGTGTTTTCGGCGTGGTTGCTTGATATGCACTGCGCACGTTTAAACGCTAGCCCAAAGGGTAGGCGACTGCGCCGAGCCGCAAAAAAATTGACGATTAGGCTCATGGTGTCTGCTCCTTTGCCCGTGCTGCGTCGAACTTGTCAAACGCAGCGCGGTAAATGTTCTCTACCTGTTCATTGCCCAGCGCGTCGGTGTGGTCTGCAATGCGCTGAAGCTCTGCAATGCTGAATGTCCGCGCCACGTCATCGCGGTGGCTGTCAAACAGCATCGTGATTGCCACATAGACGGCGTTTTTGAAGGCCTCCCGCTCCTGTGCGGCTACAAGCTCCGCAAAGCGCTCAAGCCGTGACTTGCATTCGTTCGTCAACCAAAGCTCTTTATTTAGCTCTGACTCTCTAGCCAGTTTGATGATGTCGGTCATGTCATTAGCCCCCAAACCCGCGAATCCATCGAACCCGCTTGGCTGCGTATCGTTGCTTGCTTCGCGCTTCAGACCGGCGATTGAATAAAGCAACAGTTGCATAAAATTTGATTAGCCTTGGTGTCATGCCGCCTCCGGTGGAGTTGGCGCGGCTGCAAGCAGAGTTGCCCAGACGCGCTTACCCCTCTGCGGCATGATGTCGCAATCGTTTTGCATGGCGTACAGCATTCCAAGCGTAGGCTCCACCGGCACCAGCTTGTAGCCTTCGGGCTCCGCTTGCTTGGGTGCTGGCTCTTGGGCTACTTCGACATGCCAGCAAATTAGGTCGTTTAGTTTCTTTTTGGCCGTGCCGTAGTCGTCAGCCATGTCTGCCACTCCAAGGTGTGCGCCAACCATAGCCTCGTCAACCGCGCGAACCCAGCAATCTCCTGTCGGGGCTTCGTTCATCCCGTCGTTAAATCCGCGCTTGTACTCGGACTCCACCGACTCTTGCGCTTGCTTGGGTGCTGACAGAGCCGCGCTAATTTCATTGCGTGACTGCTTAACCAGCGCACCTGCCTCCCAATCATCAACGCCACACACGCCAGTTTTTTCGAGTGCTTTGAAGCTTTCAAGCGATTCCTTTAGGGCAGTCTTTGCGCGCACCAGCACCTCACGGTCAACCAGTACCATTGCAATTCCAACCGGCTCTTGCGCTTGTCCGTTTCCCGCTGTGATAGCCGACGCCTCGGGCGGTGCAGCGTTTACGGTTTCTGGTGTGATAGCTTGCTTGATGGCTTGGAGGTTGGCGGCTGCAAGAAATCCGGCATGGAAGGCCCCTGCAATATCCGGTTCGATGCTGCACACCGTGCAATCTTTCAAGTATTTTTTGAATTCTTGCTCACCATTTTTTGCTGGCTCCGCCTGAATTTGCGCGCTGCCTTGTGGCTTGTTATGCCGCTTCCAGAGGTTCAGTCGTTGCTCAATGCTGTCTGCATGATCGCGTTGCAGTAGGATCATTCCAGCAAAGCTAATCATTTGGTCGTCAGACCATCCGCCCCCCTGTGCTTGCTTGATGGCGGTGATGGCTTCCCGTGCCTCGCGCAATGCTGGGTCGCTGGCTTCCATCTGCTCCACAGAGTCGCAAGTGCCGCCATGAGAAATGATGCGATCACGCCCCGTTTCCAAAAGGTTCACATATGCGCGAATGAGTTTTTTGTGCGCCTCCAGCGCCAGTGCTAATACGTCTTTGGTGGTCATTTGAGTTTTCTCCCGTAGGCTTCCTGCTTCCACTGAGCCTTTTTCTTGCCGGTGTGCGGTTCCCACCAAGGGCCGATTGGTTCGGGGTCGCGCAGGTTTGAAAGGCGCAGCGGCTCAGGGCTTGCCTCCGTCAGCACGCGCTCACCTTCCAGTTCAACGGATATGCCTTTTGCTGCCAGTGCTGCGATCACTGATGTGTTCAGCAAGCCAGCGGTGCAAACAACGGCAATTCGCACGTCTTTGGTGGTCATAGCTTTTCCTTCAGTTTTGTGATCGCATTCTTTGCGTACACAAATGCCCGTTGCTCGCCCGCATCGAATTCGGCTCGATCACCGGCTTGTAGTAGCACCGCCAACGCAGCAGCCTCCAGCAAGTCGATCAGGGCTTGCTTGTCGTAGAGCTTCGTGCCAACTGGAATCGGCCTCTGCCATGTCCGGCTGATTTCACTGAAGTCGGTAGCAAAGTTGTCGGTAACGGTTGCGATAGGCTCAGGCATCTTCATGCTGGCCTCCCGCTGCTCTCACCATCTCTGCACTCGGCTCTTTTTCGTAGCCGCTCCGGTACTCCGTCACAAATGCCTGAATTGCCTCAGTACGGTCGCCTGCTGGGATAACACGCATCAGCAATTCCAAAGCCTCAGCAATTTCATCTAGCCCTAAAAAGTCTCTCAATGGGTCGCCGTTGCTGTAATACGCAAGGGCTTTTGAAACCTTTGCAAGCAACTCGCGGTCAACGTCATCAATCTCATGGCTCATGATGGCCTCCCTTTGCGTGGATTCCGTTAGCGGCAATCGCCTCAACAATCTTTTCAGCCAGCGCACCCGCACCAAGCTTGTGATTGCCGTCAACTTGGCGAATTACGTTTGCAAGCCAATCAACGTCCAGTGCCAGCGCCTTGGGCGCTGCGTACACAATGCGAAGCCCTGAAACGCCACACTTAACGTTGTAGTCATAGCTGGCTTTCGTCTGGTCAAACCAGCTTCCGTCACCTCGCTTGAATTGGTAGATTGCCTCCCCCTTGCCCATAGCGTCCAATCGGGATTGAAGGGCGTCGCGCTCGGCAGTTCGTTCTTTGATGACAGCTTCCAAAGTTTCAAGGCATTCATCCAGTTCTACAGGTAGGTCAACGCCTTCGGTCATATCGAAAAAGCCATCATTGCCAGTTTGCTTGCGAATGGCTTTAAGCGCTCTTTCAGCCCACTGCGGCCAAACGGCGTTTTCCTCTGCCTCGGCTTCTAGCCGCTCGTTCTCAGCTTGCAGCGCCTCAATAGCTTCTGCGGCGTCGTTGGCAATCTTCGCCTTGTCCAAGTGATGCTTCGCCCAATCTGCCAAGTAGCGCAGTTCTGCAATCGTGCTTTTGTAGTCGGTCATTTGCTTGCCTCCATTGCAATATCAAGTTCGTCGTGCAAGTCGCCAGAGTCGTGAACCTCAAGGCCGGTATTGAGGGTGTTGACTCGCCCGTAGAAGGTGACGCTTACTTGGTCATCGTTTATCAAGTCGCAGAGATTGCGCCACAGCTTCGCATCTTTCTCAGCCTTCTCCAGCCTGTCTAGCAGCTCAAGGATTGCGATTGATGCCTCTTTATTCCTAGCAACTCGACGCTTAGACGCCTGTTCCTCTGATTCGTTGCCGTATCGACCGGTAAACAACAAATCGTCAGCCAGCTTTCGCAGTTCTTGTGTCATTTGGCTATCCCTCTCCACTGCATTTGCCCATGAAATGTTTTTGCGCAAAATGATGTTATTTCGATCTTGGCTGCATCGCTTTTGCTAGGTGAAATTGATCGCCAAACCCCCTTATGCCAGCGTGAGTAAAGCCGACCGCGGCTGGTCGGAAAACGCACCTCATACACGCCACTGCACACTGGTTCAACTGAGTCGGGAAACCATTTCGTCAGCTTTTGCTTGGTCATTTGGCTTCCCTCCGTGTGTAGAGTTCCTGCCACCCCAAAGGAACGGCGTTAACGGGTGGCGACAGTCGCATGCGGAAGCCCTCGCCATCGGGAGTAACCCAGCAAGTAGGCTTCTCCGCAAGCTGTGCCGCTGCTCCCTGTGCAAATCCCTGTGCGCGTACTTCGTAGAGTTTTGCGGCGGCAGCAGAAGTCTTATCTCGCAGTTCCCAATATCCAACAGCAAGCGCAAAAGCCTCCGCCTTTTCCAATGCGTCTAAAACGAACTCAAATGCTGCTTTTTCTTCATCACTCGGTAAGCTCATATCAACCCCTCATACGTCTTGCGGCCCAATGGGCGTTTTGTCTTCGTCAGTTACGGGCCACCAGTTCATGCAGCCCCCAAGCGTCGGTCTAGCCAGTCGTGCGTTATTTGTCCGCGCCAACCGGCAGGCGGGGTAAAAGCAAACCGAGGCGGCGGCGTCGGGATGACCTGCACGGCGACATGCTCCGGCCACACGATCTTTGCGTTTACCGGCGCGGCGGGTTGCTTTGCCTTGCTGGTGATGTGAATCTGCACAGGCTTCTTGTCGGTCAGCTTCTTCGCTGGTGCGGGTTTCTGTGCCTTGGCCCTCTTCTCGCGCTGAACCTCTCGGGCCTTGTTGCGGGTTTCTTCTTTCCGCTTTATGTCGTAGGCCTTGGCGTCTTCTTCGTCAAAGAAATAGCGCGGATACTTGCGAGAACCGCCTTTAAATAGGCGTCCTGCGTTTGTCAGATTGCGGACTACGGCAATCATTCGGGAAGGGCTTTTGTTTACCTTGTGCGAGATTTCTTGCACCTTCATGCCCTCTTTTGTCTTGCAGATTTCAACAACCATTTCATCGGTTGCCAGAACCTGCGGGGCGTGAATGTCAAACCGTTTGCAGGCTTGAATCAAGCAGCTTTGGGGGCGCTTCAGAACATCACTGATTGCTCTATAGCTGTCGCCTTGTGTTCGCATGGTTCTCAATGTTTCGCGGTCTGCGTCTGACCATTCAATTAATCGCATCGTCTACTCTCAAAAAGAAAGGGCGACACATGCCGCCCCTTTTTAGTTACTTGATTTGGTTAGGCGTCAGAAGGGCGGGTCTTCGAAGTCATCGAATCCGCTACCTTGCGTGGCCTGCTTTGGCGCTTGTCGTGCCTTTGCTGCGTCTTGGCTGGGCTTCTTCATCGGTGCTGCGCCTTCTTCGCGCTTGCCGCCCTGCAATGCAACGTCATTGACGCGCAAATCCATAGCCTTATGGGTTACGCCGTCCTTTTGGTACTCGCGCTCCGTAATGTTTCCGCTTACCGTCACGGCTTGGCCCTTCATGAGGTACGGAGCCAGCGATTCAGCGCGTTTGCCGAACAATGAGCAGTTCCACCAGATCGTGGGCTTCTCGCGCCCTTGAGAGTCGGCAACGCTAAAGTTAGCAACGGCGCTGCCGTCTTGCAAAAATCGGACTTCAGCGTCTCGCCCCAATTGGCCTGCTACTGTGATGTTGTTCATGTGGGTTCCTTATGCGATGTGAAGTTTTTGGGTACGGGTAAGACGGCAACCGGCGATTTCCTTGCCGCTCTTGATTGCTGCCTTGATTGCTGTCTTGTCTGGTGCTGCTGGTGGCGGCTCAGGCGTCCGCATGTACTCGGCTGGCACTTGGTTGCTATCAAACACTTCAACGCTCTCAGGGTTGTTGCGGATGCTGATAGTCATCAACGGGCCTTCAATGCGCTCAATCTCTGCGGCCTGCATGTTGGTGAGCAGATAATCGCGCAGCTTGTCGGCGGTGGCTTGGCGGTGCTTTTTTAAGGCGGTGAGCCGCTTGATTTCGCCGTCAATTGCTTCAATGTGCGCCTCAAAGGAGCGCGACACCATGATGATGTTTTGCCCCTTCTCTGCGATGCTGTCCATGATTCCAGACGCTTCAATCGTGTCTGCAATAGTGGTTGCATCAATGTCCATATCGGCCAGCTTGTAGGCTAGGGCTTGATATTCAGCCCGTAGGCTGTAAAGGCTAGGGAGGCTCATGCTGTGGCTACCTTTCGTTTTGCTTCAAGCTGTTTGACGATGTGCGGGTAAGCCTCTGCGGGGGCATCCTCCAGCGCCTTAACTTGCCAGCCAGCCGCCTTAGAAACCCACTCCAGCAGCTTTGGCTTATTCGCCCCAACTTCACCAATTAAGGCTTCCACGTTGGCGACTTGCTCCGCGCTTAGTGTTTCGGGCTTAGGCTCGTATTGCTCCGCTGCCCACTCCACATATTTAGAGTCGTCCCACATGCCGCTGAAAATGTCGGCGCAGAACCCGATCATTGACAAGCACTTGACCATCGCGTCAGTGACAGACTTTTTGCCTGCGTCCTCATCCACAACCAATGTGCCCTTGCTGCTCATGTAGGCTGCTTTTGTGCCGCCCATCTGGTCGAATGTCTCGGAGCGCTTGCCGTCTTGCATGTACCAGATAGAAACCACGGCAACGTGCAGCACATCGGTATCACTCATCCGCTCAAACCGCTCAGACTTGACCACAACGCCCCAGCCGATGCCGATAGGCCCAAAGGTGTCGGTAGCGCGTTCAATGAGCCAATAAGGCTTTGGGCTGTTGCCTTGGTACGTCTTGCCGGTGATCTTTTTGACCGCTGACGGATTGGTGACTTTTACGCTGTCCCAAAGTTGTTTGTTTTGCATATGCTGTTCCTAGGGTGAGTGTTTGTGGTTTGCCTTCTTCAATAAGGCCTATCAGGTGTTCCTTGAGCCTCATATCAATCCTTTCGACATCCATCCAGCTACAAAACCAAGGCCAAACACGCACAACGTGAAGACCTGAAAACAGAAGCGGATTGCGGGGGTCATTTGCTAGCCCTCCATGCAGTTACTACCGACCTGTAGAAGCTCCATGCGTTAGCCCGATAGAGCTTGTATTTCGTGTGAAACTTGGTGATTCGCTCGTTCACAACCATCCCCCCAGCATCTCAGGCAGATAGCCCGACATCATCAAAGCAACACACAGCACAGCGATTGCGGTTACTGCTAGATCGCTCAAAGTCCACGGCGAGTGGTTCTCGCGCAGGTTGCCGAACTCGTCAAAGTTGCGTTTGTATTGGTTCATTGCTGCTCTCCTTCTGCTTTTGCTATGGCGTTTGCAATCAGCTCTGTGTAGAAGCTGTCAAAGACTTCATGTCCGCCAACAACGTGCAAGTGGCATGTATCAAGGCGCTCCTTGATGGCTTTGAGAGCCTCCAGAAGCTCAGGAAAGCAGGCGGCGCGGCGCTGTTGCTCGTTGCGTTTTGCAGCGGCCTCCGCTTGCAGTTTTTGGCGCGCAGCCACTTCCGCTCTGAATTCAGCGTTTTTCTTGTCTCGCTTCTCGATGACGGCTACTGGGTCGTGCGTTCCGCAAAACCACTTGCCGTCGCGCTCAACCTTTGCGCTGTTGTGGCATTGATGGCCTCGAAATGCGCCAGCAGGCCACACAATCTCGCTGCACTTTTGTTTTTCTGTAGTCATACCGTTGCATTCCCAATTTCTGCCGCATTGCGGCCTATGTAATCAACTGCCACCGCCTCGCGCAGAGCAGCCACTAGGGGGCAATCGCTCTTGGCGTAGACCTTCAAAAAGGCTTCAAGCGGTGCGCCGTAGGTCAGCGCGTCTTTGATTGCCTCGTCCATGCCAATCGTGGAAACAATCGTTGTTCCATTGCGATCTGCGGGGAAGGGGAGAGACAGTCGCTTGGGGTCAATCAAGCGAACCGTCTTTGTCAGCAGCTCACGAATCTCTGCGGCTGCGTGTCGCTCTGCATCAATCTGCCGAGCAAGCAAGCCGTCTTGCATTGCGCCAATGTCGTCGGCGTGTTCGATTGCGTCTAAGTGCATGGTGTTGCTCCTTGAAAAACAAAAGGCCCCGATGTGGAGCCTTTGGTATTTGCCCTTGTGGAAGGGCGGGGAGGGGGGTTAGTCTTCCGACTTAATCGCTTCTTCAATCTGTTCAGCGCTCGGCTTTTTCCAGTTGGTTACGACGCCGGTATCCAGATCAATGTCAAGAATCACGTAATCGCCGTAGTGATCGCCGGGCATGAAGCCGGGTACATAGCCATGGTCTTGGGTGTGGATTGGTTCGCCCTGTTCATCTTTGATGGAGTAGGTGAACCGGTCGCGAATTTTGCAGTAAATGCTCAATGTCTTTGCATTCACCTTGATCGTCTTTTGCTGGTTGATTTCCATTTCTCTCTCCTTGGTTAAAAACACAAGCCCCCTGTCACGGCGCTTGTGCTTTTATTGCGCAGGTATTGCGTGATAGGTTTCTTTTGCCTTTAAGTAAGCTTTTTCAGCATCCTCAATGTTTAAAAAAGAGCCTAGATAGGTAGGCTTCCCTTTGATGTTTATTTGTGCGTGATACCGCTTGTTTCTTGCGAAGTAATAGACGCCCACCACGCCGGTTGTGTTATTTGCCCTGACCCGCGATTGGTTGTGCATATTTGCTTGATGCGATATGTCTCTTAGGTTTTCAATCCTGTTATCCAGTGGGTTGTGGTTGATGTGGTCTATGTCATTTATTGGCCATGACCCATGCACGTATAGCCAAGCCACGCGAGATGCCTGAAAGAATTTCCCACCTATGGCTAGGACTCCATATCCTTTTTTTACCGTGCCAGCTATCGAGCCTTTAGACATACGGCCTCGGCTTGCCTTGTAGCTAAAGGCTCCCGTGTCAGGGTCGTAGTCATAAATCGACCTAACCAGCTCACATGTAATTGATGGGTCATTGCGCACAACGGTTACTCCTTGGTTGATTCAAAAAAGCACTCTTTGGAATGCGCTTTTGAATGCCCTCCGTAAAGGGACTGGCCGACATCTCCCGGTTGTCACCGGCTCCGGCTCATTGCGTGTTTCACACCCGAAGGCACACGCCCTGCGTTTTTGCGCAGAGTTGTTTGATACGGCCTTGCGGCATGAAGTAGGGGGCACCCACCGACCTAGACGACGCCTTACACGTACATCCCCGGCCCTACTCGGCTTTCGCCTTTGCTTGTTTCTCCGGCCAAGCTGCGCCGTTTCCGTTTGAAGTCTCGGAAGGACTGAACGTTGAACACCTAGCTCGATCACTCCGGTGTTAGCTGCTTTGTTTGCGGCATGGAAAGTAGTGTAAATCAAATTACAAGCAAAGACAATACGAATTACAAAAATATTTACAACCAAGGGAAAATACCTACAATCCAGACGTAAAAAAACCGCCTCAGTGGGCGGTATGGAGATGCTGGATGAGCTGGTTAGGCAACGTAGCGCGATGGCGGGTAATTGATTGGGTCGTTGAAACCATCCGACTTGGACGCCTTCATTCTGTTCGCGGCTACATTGAGCGCGGCCAACTCAGCAGAGGTCAACTCCAAGTCCTTCAGAGCCTTATCCAAAAGCGATTGGCAGTCTCTGAGTTTGACATACCAGCGCCAAGCCAGCCCGACAGCTACAACACAGCCAGTAGCCAAGGCAATGATGATTGCGATGAAGTCAGAAGCACTTACTTGCATTGAACACTTCCTTTAGTTGACTGGTCGGTCAAATTCACTCGAATGGGGGATTGCCCCTATTCATACATTTCGTAACACTTGCACTGTGTTTGCATACAGCATTCATTGAATTTGATAAGCCAGATTACCGATTTTTGCGATTTTCAAATGGACTCAAAAAGACAGCACAAGCCCTGCAAAACACTGTATAAATACACAGTATTAAGGGGCAAGAATGAACAACGATAACAACGAAAAACCCGAACTCAGGGTAAGAACTACAGAGACGGATGCAGAGATTGCAGAGGAAGTCATGCGCTGCGCTAATGCTGGTCGCATCGTCTGCTACTTCAATAGCCAGGCTGCGCTGGATGATTGGCGTCTTCGGGTGGCAGCTCTTTACGTATAGCCTCCCACGCTGCTGCATGCGCCCTTGCGCGCTTGATAGGGTCTGTCCTTGGTATTTTGTCTAGCAGTGCGCCAAGGCCAAGCGCCAGCTCTGATAGCTCGCTTGCCATGTTGCTTTTAAGCTCCATCGAGCCTTTGCCTTCAAGCAACCAGTCTGCGTCTACTTTCAAGTAGGCCGCTGCCTTTGCGTGTCTTTCAGTAGACAGCTTTTGATCTTCACCCTGCGCGCCGGTCAAGATCATTCCTATGTTTTGGCGGCTACACCCTGCCGCATTTGCTAACTCAATGCGGGTGACTTCGCGGCCAATTTGCGCGCTGCGGTATGCCATTGCCTCTTTCAGGCGCTCGCCATAGGTACTCATTTTTTCAGAGTACAACTATTTTTGTAATTTGTATTGCATCATGCCTGTAATTCGAATTACAATGAGGCATGCAAAAACAAACCGCAATTGAATTGCTCGGTGGTACGCCCAAGAAAGCGCAAGAAGCGATGGGCTACCAAACCGTGCAGGCCATCTACATGTGGCCCGAAGTACTCCCTCAATCTTTGGCAGATCAAGTCAATGGCGCTTGCCTGCGGTTGAAGGCGGCAAAACCCAAGCGCACCAAGAAGCAATCCCCCGTTTCCGTGTCCTGACATGAAAGGCACTTTCGTTTGTGAGTGCCTTCATTTTTCGCCCGATTCGATTGGCGAATCAACTGGCGAACCCATTGTATTTTTCTAAGGGGCAACAAATGGCTCAAATGAACTTACCCATGCTGACGGTCTATGAAGGCCCGAAGTTTGTAGCCGATGAGGTTATCGCCGGCATCAAGACCTACCGCGAAGCCGTCCAAAAGTCTTTTGAGCTGCGCACACGCACACGCATGAGCAATGCCCTGATTGCTGAAGAAGTCGGCTGCTGCGCCTCTCACATTGGTGATTACGTCACCGCGCAAGGCCGCAAGATTCCCCGCAACTTGCCAGCCGAATTTATCAACGCTTGGGACATTTCCATGGGCAACCGTGTTGTGACCCAGTGGATGAACGCACAGGCGCAATTGACCATCTTGGAAGCCCTCATTCAACGCAAGGCAGCCTAACCATGAACGCATTTACAGCACCCGCCAAGGGCATCAACCTTGGCCGCACTAAGTCTGCCGAGCAGATCAAGAAAGACGCCAAGCGCGTGAACAGCTATTCAGATGTTGCTCGTAGCACACCTGATGCAGCCATCCGCGCAGATCAGATTCGTCGCGGGGGTCGGTAATTGAACTACTACCCCTTCCATGTGGGTGATTACGCTGCACACACAGCGCACCTAGAGCCAATGGAAGACTTGGCTTATCGCCGCTTGCTTGACCAGTATTACCTGCGTGAAGGCTCTTTGCCTGCCGACATTCAAACCACTGCAAAGCTGGTGCGTATGCGTTCGTTTGCTGCTGATGTTGAAGCCGTGTTGAACGAGTTTTTCACGCTCACAGAAAGCGGCTGGATGCACAACCGCTGCGAGTCTGAAATCGAACGTATGCAGGACAAGCAAACGAAGGCTCGCGCATCTGCTCAGGCTTCGGTGAACGCACGTAAAGCTAAGTCGTTAAACGTTCGCTCAACGGACGCTAACGAATCAAGCAGCGAACGTTCAACGGACGCTCAAGAAAAACGAGCGGACGTTGAGCTACCAACACCAACACCAACACCAACACCAACACCAAAGGTAGTAAATACAAAAGCACCGGCTGTCGCCGCGCCTGACGGCGTTGATCTTTCCGTGTGGACTGACTTTGTTCAACTTCGCAAAGACCGCAAAGCCAAGCTCACCCCGACAGCATTGGCTGGCATCAAGGCCGAGGCTGAGAAGGCTGGCTGGGAACTTGAAGCGGCGCTGCGTGAGTGCTGCGCCCGTGGCTGGATTGCATTCAAGGCCCATTGGGTAGCGGAAAAGTCAACCACTGCCGCACCTGCAAAACAAGCGAAGTCCTTTGCCCAACAAGAGCGCGAAGCAGGCTGGGCACGTTGGGAAGAAATGACCAACCGCACCCACCCCGACCGCATCAAGGCCGAGCAACAGAACGGCCAAGTCATCGACGTAACCCCCCCATTTTTGGAGATCACACAATGAGCGCAGCAGCAGCCGTTGACCACGTTTTTAACGTGCTTGGAGCTACCTACGGGGCAGCATGGGAGCGCAGTCTAGGCACTGCCCCTATCGCTGATGTGAAAACCGCTTGGGGCTACGCACTGAGCGACTTCATGCACTCGGACGATGCAAAGCAGGCCATTTTGTGGGGACTGAAGAACCTGCCCGACACAGTGCCCAACGCCCGACAGTTCCGCACTCTCTGCCAACGCGCACCGAGCAAAGCGCCTGTGATGTTGCCTGCCCCTGTGGTCAACCCAGAGATTGCCGCGAAGGTGCTGGGCGGCTTGATGGCAAAGACTTTTGAGAAGGTCGATCACAAAGCATGGGCAAACCGCATCTTGGCTGACGTAGCCGCAGGGATGAAGAAATCCCCA